AATTCAGTCAGCTCCATTTTTACCGCTGATGGAGTTGGAAACACATATACGATGGGTGCTTTTGCTGCGAATGCAAATAATATAATTGTTACTATAGACGGTGTAATTCTAACACCAGGAACTGAATACTCTACAAGTGGAACAACACTTACAATTCTTTACGTTCCAGCAAATGGATCAAAAGTTGAGACTCGAACAATCACTGGCGGTGGTGATGGTGGTTCAGCGTCTCTTGGATTTGTTCGCTCCTCGTTTGTCGGAGATGGTTCAAATGTAAACTTCACTCTTTCAAGCACACCTGTTGATGAAGATAATTGTTTAGTGTTTGTGGATCGTGTGCTTCAAAGAAACTCAGAATACAACGTATCCACATCTACTTTACAATTCGTAAGTGCGCCTGATAATGGTGCTGTGATCGATGCATTTGTTTCTCAATATCTCGCATCAAATGCTGCTGTTTTAAAAGCTGGCGATACAATGACTGGAAACTTAAATGTTTCAGCAACGTTGATTACTCAAAATGTAATTCCTGATGCAAACGTGACTTATGATCTCGGTTCTCCAACAAAACGATTTAAAGATTTATATTTGTCAGGAAACACTATTTTACTTGGCGGCGCAACTCTTACAGCCAATGGTATTAATTTGGTTACTGCTGGAAATATACATTCGGGCAATATCATTACAGATGCAGCATATGGAAGTAATCACAATGGTGATCCGATTATTATCATTCGAAACTCTGCAGCTGCAAATGCACTTACATTTAATCCAAATGAAGGTGACAATTACACGCATCTATACTCAAATGGCTTAGTAGCATTCTCAGGTAATATTGCAACAGATGGAATCCGTGGCAGCAATCATAATGGCGATCCGATCATTATTATTCGAAACTCTGCGCAAGGTAATGCATTAACAATAAACGCAGATAGTTCAGGAAATAATACAATATTTTATGCAAATGGTGCTGTATTGGTTTCAAATAGTATCAATGCTGTAAGTTTCATAACTTCGAGTGGATTAAACATTGCAAATCATGCCAATAATGCATATGGTCAGGCAAACTCTGCATATGGTCAGGCAAACTCTGCATATGGTCAAGCAAACAGTGCATATGGTGCGGCGAATAATACTGTTCTAAAGGCTGGTGATACAATGACTGGTCAGTTGAACATCAGTGCTGGTGGGTTGTTGGTGACAGGCAACGTCGGCATTGGAACGACGAGTCCTGGATATAAATTAGACGTTAACGGCATTGTTAATATTGCTCAAGGTTCATATATTCGCAAAGCATTTGCGGATAACACTGAAGAATATTTAATTCGTGGTGATGCTACTGCATGGAATGGATTTATTTCTTACACGCCCAGCGGTGGAACTTCAAACAGAGGATTTAAATTTGGCGCATGGGACAATAACGGCGCAATTAATAACTGGGTAACATTCTGGGATGGCAACGTCGGCATTGGAACGACGAGTCCTGCAACAAAACTTGCTGTTAACGGTGGCATTCAAATCCTTGCTGGCAATGCTATATATTTTCAAAACGCATTGGCAGATGTTAACGCGACCATTTCTGCAACAGGTGGTAGTGGAAACAGCACCATGTCGTTCAATGCTGGCGCGATGGTGCTTAATGGGTCTGGCAACGTCGGCATTGGAACGACGAGTCCTGGTAAACCTCTACAAGTTAATGGTATAGAAATAAGCATTTCTTCTGTAGGGTCACAGGCTGGATACACTCAGGGTGCATTTTTATCAAGTAGTGGAACTGACAGCAGTCCTGGCGCACGTGGACAAGGTATGTTTTTGTTTAATGAAGGCAACGACACAACTTGGTATATGGGAACAAATTATGTTTATGCAGATACATTTTCAATCAATAGAAAAGCGTCAACAACTTCTATCGATACTGCGACAGCACAATTAACACATGCACTTTTGACCATCACGAGTGGTGGCAACGTTGGCATTGGAACGACGAGTCCTGCATCAACATTAGCTGTTGATGGTGGAACAGGGATGTTGTCATCAGGTGTAATTGCTAGATTTTTTGGTACGTCTGGAAATTCGTTAATTGTTCGCGGAAATGGAAATTGCGAAAACACTAACGGTAGTTTCGGCGTGATATCTGATAAAAGACTAAAGCAAGATATCGTAGACGCTCCAAGCCAGTGGAATGACTTAAAAAATGTGCGGTTTCGGAAATATCGACTCAAATCAGAAGTAGGAGTTAATGAAAACGCGCCTTCAATGCTTGGTGTTGTCGCGCAAGAACTGGAAGTAGTCTGCCCAGGCTTGGTTGAAGATCATACAGACGATAACGGGGAAACAATAAAATCCGTCAAATCATCCATCTTGCTAATGAAAGCAGCCGTAGCTCTGCAAGAAGCCATGGTGCGTATTGAGAAACTGGAAGCGGAAGTCGCCGCGATGTTAGAATCAGGATCATAAAATGGCAGGCAAACTTTCAGGAACAGCAATTCAAGCAGGAACAATCACTCTGACTCAATTGTCGAGTGGTTTCAATAATACTGTCAATGCCTCTTATGCACAGGCAAACTCAGCCTATGCTCAGGCGAATGCTGCGTATAATGATGCCAATACTCGTTTGTCAGCAACAGGTGGCACCATCTCAGGTAACTTGATTGTGTCAGGAAACTTAACAGTTTCAGGAAACTCAACCACACTTAATACTGAAATTTTGACAGTTGAAGATGCTGACATCGTTCTCTTGTCCAACGTTGCAGGAGCACCAACACTTAATTCTGGAATTACAATAAATCGTGGCAGTTCAACCAATACATTTATAAGATGGAATGAATCAGCAGATAAGTGGGGTTGGAGTGATGATGGTTCAACGATGTACAATTTCAGTACATCACTTGATGCATATGGTCAGGCGAATGCTGCTTATAGTGCAGCAAATAATACTGTTCTAAAGGCTGGCGACACGATGACTGGTCAGTTGAACATCAGTGCTGGTGGGTTGTTGGTTACTGGCAATGTTAACATGGATTCTGGAACATTGTTTGTTGATTCTGTAAATGATCGAATTGGCATTGGAACGACGAGTCCAGGTTCTAAATTTACTGTAACAAATGACATTGCTACTGGATATAGTGATATAAACACTCTCATTAGTGGACAGTGGGCTAGAATTTCAAATCCAAACACTACTTCTGGAGTCGCTGCAACATTACTATTTGAAGCAACTGGTTCAGGGGGTGGAAACGGATTAGGTACAATATCGGGTGTTCACACATCTAACGGTTCATTAGCACTGACATTTGGAACAAGAAACGATAGCAGCAATGTTACTGAAAGAGTTCGTATTGCAGCAAATGGCAACGTCGGCATTGGAACGACGTCGCCAGGTCAGAAATTACATGTTGAAGGTACAGCAGCTAGCGATAACTTATCAGTAAGAGTCGTCAATCTAGCAACCAATGGTTATTCTAGCATACAATTAGGCGATACTAATGGTGGCATATATCGCAATGGTAGTTCTCAATCATCGTATGCTGGCAACAGCAGTTTGAATTTAATTACCGTTGGTGCTCATCCGATAGGGTTTTCAACAACTAATACCCTTCGCATGATTATCGATGGTTCTGGCAACGTCGGCATTGGAACGACGAGTCCAGGTACAAAATTTCATGTGGTTAGTACGGACTCAATAACTGGTAGTTGGACAAGAGCTGCTATATTGCAAGGTCCTTATCCAGCACTAGTTTTTCACAGTAGCTCTTCACAAAATAAATTTGGTGGCATAGGTTATGATTCTGGCACAAATGATGGATGGAGAATTTGGGCTAACGCATCAACATCTGATGTGGCTGCAACAACGCCATTAGTTAGTATTTTAAATAATGGTAACGTCGGCATTGGAACGACGAGTCCATTTTCCAAATTTCAAGTTGGATCTCACACGTTCTCTGGTGGAAATGGCATTTACTCCAATGATCGTGTTGGTATATCGGTACATGGATCTTTAACCAGCATTATGTATGCTTCGACGTACAATGACCCCACATATCCAGATTATGGATTGGTGTTTGTGCATGGCACGAATACAAGTAATTATAATGTTTGGTCTCTATCGCCTGATGGACCAGCTAAAGGAAATTCATTAAACTTCATATATGGTTCAAATGCAACTAATATTCACGTAACAACACCAAAAGTAGTGTTTAGAGGTGATGGCAACGTCATGATTGGCCATGCTTCTGTCACTTGTATGAGAACTGGTTCTATTTCTGCTGCTGGCGCTCTGTTAAGTTCTGCTGGAAGACATATCTATGGTTGGTATTCAGTTGCGGCACAAAGTAGCCATACATATACTCACCTAAAAACATCATTGTGGGGTGGTGGTTCACCATATGGTAATATTGAATATATTATGGGTGGATTTGAAATTACTGGGTATACTTATGGAAACCCTGCAAATGTTAAACAAATAATTCAATTTCATAACTGGTCTGGAAGTGTAAACCATTACTATCAAAAAACAAGTTATGGCAGTTATGATCCAGATAATATTGCGTATGTTGGAAGTGATGGATATGTATACATCCGACTTGTGGCTGGACAGTATCTGGGATATAGAATTGATTTAAACCAATATGAGATATATGCCGTGAGAGACATCAGAGTTACTTCTGTAACAAATTCAAATTCTGCAACACTATAATAGAGAACAATTTATGACAAAAGAAGAAGCATTAGAAAAAGTAAATCAAACGACATTTCCTGCTGCCCAAGAAGGAGATAATGTTTTGTTTGAGGGATACTGGTTTTTATATGTAGATAATGCATGGATTATTGACGTATCTAAAATATCACAATAAATATTTAAATGTCACAGAAAAAAGTTTCAGTTTTTATGGGTGGTACTGGCGCGAATAGCGCAGGAGTCGCGCTCACAAATTTAGGTGCTGCTCCTACAGCAGCATACGCACAAGCAAACAGTGCCTATGGCCAAGCAAATAATTCTTATGCACAAGCAAACTCTGCTTATGGCCAAGCAAACTCTGCTTATGGTGTGGCAAATAATTCTTATGCACAAGCAAACTCTGCTTATGGCCAAGCAAACTCTGCATATGGTCAAGCCAATGCTGCTTATGGTCAGGCAAACAGTGCATATGGTCAAGCAAATAATTCTTATGCACAAGCAAACAGTGCTTATGGTGCGGCGAATAATGCTGTTCTAAAAGCTGGCGATACAATGACTGGTCAGCTGAACATCAGCGCTGGTGGGTTGCTTGTAACTGGAAATTCAAATTTTGATTCTGGAACATTGTTTGTTGACTCTGTAAATGATCGAATTGGCATTGGAACGACGAGTCCAAGCGTCAATGGAATTGATATCGTTAAAGGCGGCGGCGTTAATACTTACGTCCGAACGGCAGACGGTACTTATGAAATGCTGTCTGGATTTTCCACATCCCTTGGCGGCGGTCTAGTCGGCACTATTTCAAATCATCCGCTGATTCTTTATGCCAACAACGCCGAACGCGCACGCATCACATCAGATGGTTCTGTTCTAGTTGGAGCAACAAACGCTGATATTGGTGGAACTGTTCCAGGAATTAAGTTTAATCAAAGTGGAAAAATATTTGCAGCAACAAACACAGCATCTGGAATGTTTTATGATGAGCCATTATATCTTGATCGAATGAACGCATCAGGAGATGGTATTGCGATTGTATTAGGAAGATTTGGATATCAAAAAGCAGGAATTGGTGTCGTGAGAGGTTCTTCCGCTTCGGCTGCAGGTGAGATGTATTTTGCTACATCACAGGCATCTAACGCTGGTTGGAACGAGCGTATGCGAATTAAGGCTGATGGCAACGTCGGCATTGGAACGACGAGTCCAGGACATAAACTGGATGTATATGGGTATACAACCACAAGTAGAATTGCAGTAAGAAGTGCTGCGCATGTTTCCTCTGGTTTTCTAGGTGGTCGCTCAGATTGGGTTGGCGGTGCTCAAGATGATAATTTTGCGATTGGATCATATCAAAGCGCAATGTGCTTTTTTACAAACAATAGCGTTACAGAAAGAATGCGTATTGACAGTTCTGGTAATGTCGGCATTGGAACGACAAATGTTTCATATATAAGCGGATATCCACAAAGATTATTTGTAAATGGAACAATGACTGGTGGGTATTTTGGATTGGTTACATTCCAGGTTGATGGTAACACTGGAGATGTAAACCATGGTATTTTAAATCTCTATAACAGTAAAACTACTGCGATTGGCGATGATGCCCGAATTATGTTTTCATTTAAGGAAAGTGATAATAGTATACATCCATATTGCTCTATGGGTGCTGTAAAAGAAGGATCATTCCAAGGTGCATTACAATTTAATACTAGAAGTGCAGGTGGATCATATACTGAAAAAATGCGCATCACGAGTGGTGGTTATGTTACGATCCCAAATCAACCAGCATTTAGAGTAACTGGACCAGCTAGTTATACTGCCTATGGTGCTGGTGCTAAAATTACTCATATGACTTCAAAAGATTTTGATAGAACAAATAGTTATAGTACAAGTACACAGAGGTTTACTGCTCCTGTAGGAGGAGTATACCAGTTCAATGCGCATTTTTTAGCAAGTACGAATACCAATGGTTCTATTTCATTTTATCTAAATGGAGGAGAAATAACTAGAGTATATTTTCAAGATGAACGAGGAAGGTCAATTAGCACTATTATAAGTCTTAATGTTAATGATTATGTTGAATTATACGTTCAAGATGTTGGAATGACTCTCTACGGCTCACCTTATAGCAGTTTCTCGGGACATCTTATCGGTTAATAGGCTAACAAATGTCAAATCCAAGATTATATCAACTTACTTATAGACAGGAACTCAGAGATATAACGAAGCATTATTTTTCTCTTAATACTGCTGTCTTCATTAAAGCCAGAGTAAAAGGATAAATACTATTTTTAAGGAGGTTCTCTTATGTCAGTAACTTACACAGTCGTCCTTTCGGACGCAGAAGACAAGGCTCTTGGTTATGTTGCGGCTTCGCAACAAGACTGGATTGATAATGCAGTTCACGAACGTTGCAGAATCGCGATCGAAGAAATCGTTGCTGCAGAAGTTCAACACAAACTCGCAGCTGGTGAGTCAATCACTGGTTCAAAAGATGACATCGTGATGGCAGCACCAATCAAATCAGCCGCAGAAAGAAACTCGGAATCAGCAAACACCGCACCATAAATATAAAATAACAAGAGGTAAAAAAATGGCGACAACATATACCTGGAATGTAAATACAATGGACACAGCACCATCGGAAGATGGATTGGCGAATGTTGTAAAAGTGGTGCACTGGCGTTTAATGGCAAACAATGGAACGCATACTGCAGAAACATACTCAACGGTTTCGTTAGATGCGCCGAGTTCTGACGCTTTTACAGCATTTAATAATTTAACCGAAGCGCAAGTAATTGCTTGGGTTGAATCAAAGTTAGACATGGAAAAAACCAAAGAGAATCTAGAAAATCAACTAGAAACACTTGCGAATCCACCAATTGTTGTAAAACAAGGTCCATGGACTGCAAACAGTGCAAATACTGCAAATACTTGATTTTTGCGAACATATATACTAAACTAGACTATGCAGAAAAACAATTCTGTAATATTAATGATATCATTGGAGTAAATTATGGCAGACGTACAAAAAGTTACACTTGAACTTACTGTTGATGAACTTAACGTAGTTCTTGCTGGGCTCGGCGAGCTTCCAGCAAAAACATCGATCGGATTGATTGATAAAATTCGTGTCGACGCATCAAAACAATTACAAGCACAGCAGCCTGCAGCTGAAGTCGTGCAATAAAATCGAGCACTATTGTTTTATAAATAAAGGCACTTAAGAATTACTCTTCATTATTATCCTTGCTGATTGTTTCGTTATTTTAACAATCAGAGGGTAAAATGAAGAAAATTTTAGCAGCTGTATTCGCTCTCCTCATTTCAGGGGCAGCGATCGCACAAACGACTACAGTCTCAACGGTCACCACCAATTCGACGGTGAACTCGACCAACACGAACAACAACACGAATGTAAACACAAACAATAACATTCAATCGGGTACAGTCACAAATAATAATAACAATGTAAACACTTCAACGAGTGTAAATACGAACAACAATGTTCAAAGCGGTACGGCGACAAATATTAATCAAAATACAAACACGTCGACCTCTACTTCAACTGCAACGAATAATAATAACAATGTAAATTCTTCGACCTCAACTTCGACGAATAACAATAACAATGTAAACACAAATAATAATATCAATAGTGGTACGGTAAATTATAACAACAATAATACCAATACCAGCACTGCGACAAATACTAATGTGAATACATCTACGGTGAATAGTACGAATAATAATGTCAATACAAACAACAATGTTCAAAGTGGTACGCTCACAAATAACAATAATAATGTGAACACAACCACAAGCACAAATACAAATAATAATAACAACACGAATGTGAATACAAATAACAACATTCAAAGCGGTACTGTTACAAATAATAACAACAATGTGAATACAACCAATGCAACTAACAATAACACTAATGTGAACACCTCGACGAGTGTTAACACTAACAATAACAATAATGTGAGCACCTCTACTAATGTGAATACAAATAACAATAATAATGTTTCAACTTCTACAAATACGAATAACAATAATAATGTAAGCACTTCAACCAATACGAATAACAACAATAACAACATGTCTGGTGAAGTGACTTATAATAACAACAATAAGAACGATACAAATATCAATTCAAATAACACGAATACAAATATCAACAACTCAACTTCCACAAATACAAACAATAACAATAACGTATCTACATCTACGAACACTAACGTTAATAAAAACGATAGCACTAGCGTAAATACGAACAATAATAATAATGTAAGCACAAGCACAAGTGTGAATAAGAACGAAAACGTAAACAAGTCAGAAAGCACAAGCCAGAGCAATGTAAAGACTGAGAATACAAATACGAATATCAATCGCAACGAAAACATTACGAAAGTTGAACAAGAA